AGAGCAAACACTAGAACAAAGGAGGCATTCGATGCGATTGAAGCAGATAGTCAGCGTATTAGCACTCTTAACGATTAGTGGTTGTTCACTACTTCAACAAGCCCCAAGGGAAGTTGAAATAATTACAAAACCTGTTAAGATAGATATTGTTCAGCCAGTAATGCCTAGAGCAATAGATTTAAAAGAACCTAAATGGTATGTAGTATCAGATACTGTTATCATTGAAAACTGTTTAAAGAATCCAGAAACCAAAAAGGCCGACTGTAAGTTAGGTAGAGAAGATTTATATCCTGAAGGGTATACATATCTCGATAGGTTTATAGATGATATTAAAAAGAAACATGGTGGTGATATTGTTTTTGTTGCCATGACGGTTGATGATTATGAGCTTATGTCTTATAATACTCAGGAAATTAAAAGATATATTAATCAGCTCGGCGAGGTGATAGTTTACTATAGGAATGTAACGATAAATGATGAAGACGCTGGAGCAGTTGAAATTAAAGTGGAGAATGAAAATGGCAACGACTAGAATGAAAGAAGGGAGTAAATGGGATAGGGCAGTAATAGCCGCTAAGTTATCCGCAATTGCATATATGAACGAAAAACCTGCTATAACAGCAGCAAAGAAATTAGGCTTTGCATGGGTTAAATTAATATCTAAGGATGGTGCAGAAGTACTTATTGCTAAAGATAGAAATGATTTATGGTTTGCATTTAGAGGAACTGAACCAAGTAAACTGAATGATGTTATGGCAGACTTAAAAGTATTTAAGAATTCTGCAATGGCAGGTGGTAAAGTACATGGTGGATTCCAACAAGAAGTAGATGATTTATGGATGGAAATCGTAAAAGAACTAGAGCATAATGACCAACTAAAGGTAAGAAAAGATGTATATTATACTGGTCATTCATTAGGTGCTGCTATGGCTACAATTAGTGCTACCCGCTATCAACCACATGAACTTTTCACATTCGGCTCACCAAGAGTTGGAGGTAAGAGATTTATTAAAAATATAAAATGTAATCACTATAGATTTATGAATAATAATGATATAGTATGTAGAATCCCACCAGCATGGCTAGGATTTAGACACCATGGTCAAATGATTTACTTTAATAGAAATGGTGATAAGCAACTTAAACCAACTTGGGGTGATATGTTCTATGGTATCTTTAACTCATGGAAAAGATTTAAATTCTTTGACGGAGTTGTAGACCATGGAATGCCTAACTATGTTAAGGCAATTAAAAGATTAAGTACTAAGGAGAAGTAATCATGCATTGGCTAATAATCCTTACACTTAAATCTATATTATCATCAATTATTGGTAGTTCTTTCTATAAGTGGTTCCAAGATACTACAGTTGGTATCTGGTTCCAAAAGCAAGTAGATAGATTTATGGAATATTTTGCCGATAAATATGAACTTGAACTAATAAAGAAAGACGCCAAGTTCAGAAAACAATACCCTCTCGCCGCAGAGAGGTTAGATGCCCTTGAGGCCAATTCTCATCCATGTAAAGAGTTACATGAATTCGAAGCTTACCCAAAGCTTATGAAAAGGATAGAGAAATTAGAAAAAAATAGTAAATAACTATTTACATTGCACGTAAAGTGTAGTATAATATATACTATTAAAACCGAGAAATATAATGATAGGCACTAACACTATGACCATAAAGGTTACAAAAAGAAACGGCGACAGCCAAGAATTTGATTTAGATAAAGTACATAAAGTATTAGAATGGGCAACTGCTGGTCTTACCGGCGTGTCTATGTCTGAGATAGAATTAAAATCTAATATTCAACTCTATGATAAGATTCCAGCATATGATATTCATGAGCTACTTATTAAGTCAGCGTCAGAACTTATTTCAGAACACACACCCAACTATCAATACGTTGCTGCAAGACTTATCTCTTATAAGTTAAGAAAAGAAGTTTATGGAGATTATGAACCTTGGACTCTTAAAAAACTAATTGCATATAATGTATCAAGTGGAGTTTATGATAGTGGTATATTAGAAAAATATACCGATGAGGAGCTAGGTGAATTGGGTTCTTATATTAAGCATGAACGTGATGATACATTTACATATGCTGGTATGGAACAATTTAGAGGTAAGTATCTAGTACAAGATAGAAAGACTAAAGAACATTACGAGACACCTCAGATGTTATATATGATGGTATCGGCAACACTCTTTAGTAATTACCCAATAGAAGAACGCATGAAATATGTAAAGGAATATTATGATGCGATTTCTCAATTCTATATTTCATTACCTACTCCAATTATGGCTGGAGTTAGAACTCCGACTAGGCAGTTTTCCTCCTGTGTGCTTATTGAATCTGATGATAGTCTTGATTCTATTAATTCTACCGCCTCTTCTATTGTAAGGTATATAAGTAAGAAAGCAGGTATCGGAATCAATGCAGGGCAGATAAGAGCAGAAGGTGCAAGAGTTGGTGACGGGTCAGTAGTACATACAGGACTTATACCATTCTTAAAGTACTTTCAGTCTGCAGTTAAGTCTTGTAGCCAAGGTGGCGTTAGAGGTGGGGCGGCTACAGTCTATCTACCTATATGGCATTATGAGTTTGAAGACCTAGTAGTATTAAAGAATAATAAAGGTACTGAAGAGAATAGAGTCCGTCACATGGACTATGCATTCCAACTTAACAAGTTAATGTATGAAAGACTACTATCAGGTGGGAACATCACGCTATTCGACCCTAATGACGTGCCAGGGTTATATGAAGCGTTCTTTGATGACCAAGATAAATTTAAAGAACTCTATGAGAAGTATGAAAGAGCATATTCCGTTAGAAAGAAAACTATACCTGCACTAGAAGTATTCCAAAAATTACTTACAGAAAGAAAAGATACTGGTAGAATATATGTAATGAATGTTGACCACGCAAATGACCATGGTTCTTTTATTGCAGAAGAAGCTCCTATCAAACAATCTAATCTATGCTGTGAGATTAACTTACCTACTAAAGCTTTAAATGATGTTAATGATCCAGAGGGTGAAATATCTTTATGTACACTCAGTGCAATTAATTGGGGTTTAATAAATGAACCATCTGAATTTGAAAAGTATTGTGATTTATCTGTAAGAGCTCTTGATGAGTTACTTGATTACCAAGATTATCCTATACCTGCTGCACAGATATCTACAATGAATCGTAGACCATTGGGTGTTGGTATTATTAATCTAGCATACTTCTTGGCTAAAAGAGGTCTTAAATATAATGAAAATGCATTCGAAGTAGTAGATGAATATGCAGAAGCATGGAGTTATTATCTTATTAAATCATCTGCAAACTTAGCTGAAGAAAAAGGCAAAATACCTTTAAATAATCAGACAAAATACGCGTTTGGAGATACGCCAAATACTACATATAAGAGTGCAGTAGATAATTTAATAGAGCATAAAGAAAGACTACCTTGGGACGAGCTGAGAACTCAACTCAAAACCACAGGGATTCGAAACAGTACTCTAATGGCATTAATGCCCGCTGAAACATCTGCACAAATCTCTAATAGTACTAATGGTATTGAACCACCACGTGCTTTAGTATCATATAAACAGTCTAAGGATGGTGTTCTGGCACAAGTAGTTCCAGGTTATCATTACCTTAGAAATAAATATGACCTACTCTGGGAACAAGAATCTCCAGATGGTTATCTAAAGATATGTGCTATCTTACAGAAGTATGTTGACCAAGGTATTAGTGTTAACACTTCTTATAATCCAGAACACTATGAGGATAATAAAATACCTATGTCTGTTATGCTACAAGATTTAGTAACCTCATATAAGTATGGATTGAAACAACTTTATTACTTTAACACCTATGATGGAGCTGGAGAAATGAAAGAAGATTTACCAGAACTAGAACAGACAATTATTGATGAAGATGATTGTGATAGTTGTAAGATATGAAGAAAGAAAGAATACCCTTAAAGGGTGGTGCGGAATGGGATGCTCTAACTAGTGCTCGTAAATGGTATTGTTATCTAACAAAGCCGGGTGTTACTAAGAGTATTAAAAAAGGTTATAATAAAAGATTTAGAAAAAAAGGAAAAGTGAATGGCAGTATTGAAGAAGAATAGAAAATCCCACATGGATAAGAATATGTTTTTAGATGAAGCAGTAGACGTGCAAAGATTCGATATATTAAAATATCCTCAACTAGATAAGATTACAGAAAAACAACTTGGATTCTTTTGGAGACCCGAAGAGGTAGATATTTCAAAAGATAAAAAAGATTTTGAAGGACTTACAGAACATGAACAACATATTTTCACATCTAACCTTAAAAGGCAAATTCTACTTGATTCTGTTCAGGGTAGAGCTCCTAATATGGCTTTCTTACCTATCGCTTCATTACCAGAAGTTGAAAACTGGATTGAAACCTGGTCTTTCTTTGAGACTATCCACAGCAGAAGCTATACTCATATTATTAGAAATGTCTATAGTAATCCTTCTATTGTATTCGATGGTTTACTAGATGTAAAAGAAATACTTGATTGTGGTAAAGATATTGCAAAATACTATGATGATTTAATAGATGCAAATCATGGCCCTACTAACAAGATGGACCATAAGCGCTCTCTCTATATGGCCATGTTAAGTGCAAATGCCTTAGAGGGTATTAGATTCTATGTATCATTTGCGTGTTCATGGGCATTCGCTGAACTTAAAAAGATGGAAGGTAATGCAAAGATTATAAAATTTATTGCACGGGATGAAAATGTCCACCTCGCATCTACTACAGTCATGTTAAAAAATCTAGTAAAAGAAGATAAAGACTTTGAGAAGATTGCAAGGGAAATGGAACCAGATGCAGTTAAACTCTTTGAATCAGTTATAGAACAAGAAAAGGCCTGGGCAGACTATCTCTTTAAAGATGGTTCTATGATTGGCCTTAACACGAGTATTCTAAAAGACTATATAGAATGGATAGGTTGTAAAAGGATGAGGGCTCTAAGTTTGCCATGTCCTTATACTGTAAGTAAAATGAATCCCTTACCATGGACAGAGAAATGGATTGGTGGTGGTAATGTCCAAGTGGCACCACAAGAAACTGAAATCACTTCTTATGTAACAGGTGGGGTAAAACAAGATGTTGACTCGTCGACATTATCAGGAATGAGTTTATGATGCACGTACCATGGTTCACAAAACCCGAAACTGAAAAAAAAGTATTACAAGTAGTTAACCTTTCACCAAGTGAAGACATTATAGAAAAATTAACAGAAGTACACCCAATGAAACAAATATTCTGGGCCGCAATTATACAGGTTGCAGTGTTTGGTTTTATGTTGTTATCATTTTGGGTAATAAATGGAGTAGTACAATGATAGAAATATATGGCAAACCTAATTGTCCATACTGTATTATGGCAGTAAACCTAGCGACTGAACATAAATTAGATTACGTTTACAAGTCTTTAGGTAAAGATTTTGATAGAGATACATTATTTAAAACATTTCCTAAGGCAAGAACTTTCCCTCAAGTAAGAATAGCTGAAGATAATATTGGAGGATTTCAGGAACTAAAAGAATGGGTATCTAATAATGCATAATCCACACGAACCTACCCATTGGTATACTCACAACTGCGAGATGTGTTATGCAAAAACTCAAATTCATTTCTTAGGTGAAGATAAACCTAAGCCGGTCTTTTGCCCAGTATGTGGTACAGCGACCGAAGAAGAAGAAACTACAGAACTAAATTTTAACTACTAAATAAGAGTATGAGTACAGTATGGCACTATCAAGACAAAGAATGGCAAATTCCAGAGGACTTCAGTCACGAAGACGCGTACGGTTTTGTTTATCTGATAACGAACAAAACAACCAATCAGAAATACGTTGGAAAGAAATTCTTTTGGAGCAAGAAAACTCTACCAATAACAAAAACAAGAAAGCGCCGTAAAAGACTTCTTGTTGAATCTGATTGGAGAAAATACTGGGGCTCTAGTAAGCACTTACAGGAAGACATTGATAAATATGGTGAAGATAATTTTACCAGAGAGATATTACATCTATGTAAGACCAAGGGTGAATGTGCATATTTAGAAGCCAAAGAACAATTTGACCGAGATGTTTTACTAACTGATGACTATTATAATGGTATCATTCAGATAAGACTAGGCGGAAATGCAGTAAAAAACTTATAAAAAACACTTTACAAGCAGAGGGATTTGTAGTATAATATACATATTATGGGAAAGTTAATACAGTTTCCGACAGGAAAAGAAATAACAATAGACTCAGATGGTAGTCATCCATCAGTGATTGATACTATCACACAAGAATCTATGGAAATATCTCAGCACTTATTAAATATGATAGAGTATGAAGTATTAGATATGGATTTAGGCTGGTTAGAAGGCTTTGATATTCGTGATGAACAATATTGTGAAAGTAGAGATGCATTTGTAATTGCAAATATGATTTATGCAATGCTACTTAGATACATTGACTTACCCCATAGTTTACAGAAAGATATGGATAAACTCTATATTAAAATTAAAAAAATGCAACAGGCACAATCGTCGCCTAAGGAAGAAGAACCAGATAATGATACTACTTGATTATAGTCAGATCGCACTATCAAACATCATAGTGCAAAAATTAAATGATGAAGATATGATAAGGCATATGATACTGAACAGTATTAGAATGTATAATAAAAGATACCGTGATGAATACGGACAGATGGTAATCTGTGCTGACGGCATGAATACTTGGCGAAGAAAGTACTTTCCAGAGTATAAGGCAAATCGTAGAAAGGGTCGTAGTGAAGATACGGGCACTGATTGGAATGAAATCTTTAGAATCCTTAATCTAGTAAGAGAAGAGATTGCTGAGAACTTACCTTATAAAGTATTACATATGGAAGGTTGTGAGGCAGATGATATCATCGGTACTCTTGCCATGCAAACCCAAGAGTTTGGTCAACATGAACCAGTAATGATTGTTTCATCAGATAAAGACTTTATTCAACTACAGAGATATAAGAATGTTAAACAATTCTCACCTATTCAAAAGAAACAAGTATTAGATGAAAATCCAGTAACATATCTTTGGAATCATATCTTTAGAGGCGATGGTGGTGATGGAATTCCAAATGTATTATCTAATGATGATACCTTTATTACGGAAGGTGCAAAACAAACACCACTAAGACAAACTAGAATTGATGAATGGATAAATAATGCAGAAGACCTAAGAAGAATTATGCCAGAAGAGTTATTTAGAAATTATCAAAGAAATAAAAAACTTATAGACTTAACTGAAATCCCTGAGGACATTCAAGAAAGTATTATAAATAACTATAACGAACAGAAACTTCCTATGAGGATGAAAGTTCTGAATTATCTTATTAAGAAAAGATGCAAATTATTGATTGAAGTAGTGGAGGAATTTTACAACAATGAAAAGATTACTAAGTGAGATATTTACTGAAGCAAGTAAATTAAAAACTAAAAAAGAAAGAGTTGCTTATCTAAGAGCAAATCAAAGTCCAGCAATGAAGGACTTAATTAGAATTAACTATGACGAGACAATTACTTGTCTCTTACCCAAAGGCCCACCACCTTATGAGCCTGACGATGCTCCTATGGGTAAAAACATTTCCAGATTAGAGAAAAGATACACTAAGTTTAAATTTTTCTTTAACGGCCCAACTGGCCGCGCAGTCAACCCTATTAAAAGAGAAACAATGTTTATTCAGCTATTGGAGTCCTTACATGCTTCAGAGGCTGAAATGCTAGTATTGGCGAAAGACAAGAAGATGAAGTTTACTGGCATCACTAAGAAGCTTTGTCAGGATGCATTTCCTGGTTTGATAACGAAGTAGAGTGATTTATATGATGGTTTTAATTTCAACTTATTTTAAGGAGCTGTTTATGAGTAAAGAAATTGAACGTCTAAAGCGTGATAAACGTGAGACATTATACTATCAGAAGAGATTATTAAAGAAAGGTAAATCAGATTTGGCATATAAGATGCAAAAGAAAGCAGATTATATAACAGAAACAATTCGATTTATGCAGCAAGCCAGTTAAGTAGGAGGTTATGAAGTGACCCCTTTGCGAAATTAATTTTAAAAAGGGGTTTACTTTTCATTCAATATATAGTATAATAGTACTCATATAAAGAAAAAAGTAAACCAAATTATACTATGAATATATTTATTTTAAACGAAGACCCTATCAAAGCAGCACAAGACCAGTGTGACAAACACGTAGTAAAAATGATTGTAGAATCAGCACAGATGTTATCTACAGTCCATAGAATGCTTGATGGCACTATAGAAAAAAGACCATCTAAGTCAGGTAAAAGAATTCTAAAATATTACAAACTTTCCGACATAAGAGAAGATATACTATACAAGGCGGTTCATCATAACCATCCATGTACAGTATGGTCTCGCGAGTCTTGTTGTAATTATTCTTGGCACTATGACCATTTTATTGCCCTTTGTGACGAGTATACATATAGGTATGGTAAAGTACATTCAACCGATACTAAATTAAGAAATATATTAAAAACAATGCCAAACAATATTAATAGAGCAGGTGGTAGAACACACTTCAAACTTGCAATGGGTTCAAACCCAGAATGTGTAGTACATGGTTTAGGTGGCACCGATGCTGTACAATCATATAGAAATTTTTATCACACAAAACAAGAGAGATTCAAAATGGATTGGACTAAAAGAAATATACCAGAGTGGTTTAATTATGCCTCTGTATGATATCATAAATAAAAAAACTGGTGAAGATGTGGAAACAGTCTTTATGAGTTGGGCTTCTTTACAAGAATATTTAAAAGATAATCCAGAAAATGTACAAAAAGTAGGTGCACCTGCTATCGTATCTAAAGGTACTCAAGGAGCATTACAGAAGGCTGGTGATGGCTGGAAAGAAGTACAGGATAAGATTAAATCAAATATTCCTAAATCATTACATAAGAACATTAAAACAAAATGAATAAACTACCAGCAAAGTTAAGACTAGAACATCTACACACAAGAGAACCTCTTACTGCAAATCAAAAGAAAGTATTTGATTCTTATAAGTCAGGCCAGAATCTGGCTCTCATAGGTGCAGCAGGTACGGGTAAAACATTCATTGCATCTTATCTGGCACTAGAAGAAGTCTTGGATAAAAGTTCGAACTATGAAAAGATAATCTTTGTTCGGTCAGCAGTACCGACTAGAGATATGGGATTCTTACCAGGCACTCAGGAAGAAAAAGAAGAAGCTTATAAGGCACCATATAAGGCAATTACAACCGAACTATTTGAAGACCCTACTGCATGGGATAAGTTAGTTACAATGAAAAGCATTGAATACTTAACAACTTCTTATATAAGGGGATTAACTATTCAGAATGCAATCATTATAATTGATGAAGCACAGAATTGTAACTACCACGAATTATGTTCGGTTATAACAAGACTTGGTAATAATACTAAAATTCTAGTATGTGGTGACCATTACCAATCAGATTTTAAAACGGAGAAAGATAAAGAAGGCCTTAATGGTTTCCTTTACATTCTTAAACACATGAAGTACTTTGATATTATTGATTTTACTTGGAATGACATTGTAAGGTCAGGCCTAGTGCGAGATTTCTTAATGACAAAAGACTTAGTAGACCAGGGGAAATTATGAATTTTATACATGAACCAGTTGATTTAGGTTATAGTGACTTAACAGCGACCACTTCCGAAGGGAAAGGAAGGGTATATAAGACGCCGGACGGTAACCAACTTCCCAGTGTTACAACTGTTCTTTCTATATTAAGTAGAGAGGCCATACAAGCGTGGAGAGCGCGAGTAGGGGAAGAAGAGGCAAACAAGATTAGTAGAGTTGCTTCTTCAAGAGGTACAGCCGTCCACGCGATACTTGAAAAGTATGTAGATAATGATCCGAACTATACCGAAGGTTATATGCCACATATTATTCAATCATTTCAAGATGTAAAACACATACTAGATAATAACCTAGATAAAGTATATGCTCAAGAAGCACCTTTATATTCTACACACTTAGGACTAGCTGGTAGAGTAGACTGTGTTGGTGTATGGAATGGTGTAAATTCAATAGTTGATTATAAAACTTCCCGTAAACCTAAAAAGAAAGAATGGATTACTGGATACTTCTTACAATGTGCAGCGTATGCAATTATGTGGGAAGAACGAACAGGGGTTCCTATTACTCAATTAGTAATTATGATTGCAGTAGATAATGA